CTTTGATAACTGCACTGGATTTTGGTTTGATAATGGAGTCACTCATGAAGCACTAAATAGTTCATCTGAAAATCGTTTTCATTTTATTGTTCATGGTGGATCAAATAAGGAAAGAATTGAATTGATGAAACGGTCTATGGTCAAACAGTTTGGTAAGGACGTATTAAGGGAATTGGATTAATGAAAAGCTTTGAAGATTTCAAAAGTCTTTGGAAATTAAAAACTAAAAATATAAAGATTAAGAAACCTGATTTTTTATTTTTGGTAGTGTATCCTGATAAACTTGAATGGGATTTTGGTATAGAGAAACAAACACAAACAACAACTCTCATGGTATCTGGTGGTTTAACTGGATCGGGATCAGGACATGATGTTCAGTTCTGTTATAGAAGCGAAGTTAATGATTTATTGAAAAACTGCACTCATACACATGCAATGATTGTATCTGTTGGTATGGTTTTTGATATGATAATATCATCTATATCAACTGATAAAAAGTGGAGAAAAAATTTTTCTGAATCAGGAAAAAAAGTAATACCAAATCAAGTAACTACTATCACAGATTTTTTTGATTTTGTTGAATCAGAAGAATACTGCAAGGGTCATATTATGGCTCATCCTAATAAACCAGCTTATCTACATCACCAACATATAAATTTAAATATAAATATGTGGAAATCTATTGGTTGTCCACGACTAAATGAAAAATGGGATGATTATGAACGTAGTATAGAAAACTATCATGATGATTATACACCTCAGTGGATTAAACCAAAAGGTCGGCCGCTGATTATTAATTTTAACCATAGTGAGAGAACTCGAAAATCATTTTCATATTATAAAACTAGGTATAATGAAGAATGGAAAGACCTAGATAATGTAGATCATAAAGATTTTTATTTTAGTCGTTTCATGACTCGTATTCATTCAGTTTTCTATCTTTTCAACACAGAATCTTTTCATAAAATTCCGACAGAAAATTTTGATATTATATTCTCACCAACTGCTGGTTATAATACTGAATTACTTGTTGAAAAGTTGAACTTTAATGGCGAAGTAATTTTCTATGACTACACTCAGAAAAATATTGATACGAAAAAAACTATTGTTGAAATGAATATGTCTTTAGACGAACTTTATGCATATACAGAAATACAACGAAAGAAAAAAATAGATATAGTTGATAATTCTAAAAATGCGGCCGTGATTGAAAGAATAAGCTCTATGGGAAGTCATGAAAATCTTAGAAAACTTCAAGAGAAAATGCTAAATGAACAAGATATAGAGTATTGGTTAATGAATATTATAACACCAGACTATAACAAACTTTCTGAAAAAATCAAGGGTAAAAATGTTTTCTTTGACACAAGTAATATATTTAGTTATCATATGTCACATGCATACTACACTTTAGAAGAATTAGTAAATTCATATAATAAACTACATCAAGTTTTAATTAACTCTGCAAATATTTGTTGGTTTCAAGGAACTCAGCCAACCAAACAATGGGATAGAAGATGGATATGTTCTTAGACCTTGAGATTATAAAAAATGAATTAATGGTTTTACCACAAAATAAATCTTTTTGTCTGCAAGGAGTTGAAGAAATTGATAATGATCCATTTTTTGGTGTGGGACATATTAAACATTATAATCCATATAAAGAAACAGATTTTGTATATCCTAACTTTGATATTCCTCATATTAACTCTTTAATTAAAAAATTAAACATGTACAGAACCAGAGTGATGATATTGGAACCAAAATCTTGCTATTCAATTCATACTGATCCAACAAAAAGAATTCATATACCAGTTTATACAAATGAAAAATGTTGGATAATTGTTAACAAAGAAATTATATACCTTCCTGCTGATGGTAATTATTATGAGATTGATACTACACAGCAACATACGGCACTAAATGGATCATCAGAAAATAGAATACATATAGTTGGATTAGTAACATAAAAATATTTGCAGTTAGAATAGGTGATAAGTATGGTCCAGAATATGAAAAATATTTGGAAAATAAATTATCCAAGTATGAAATTATATGGATAAGAGAACCCTATAACCAAAAAGTAACTTTACAATGGAACAAGATGTGGGGAATGCAATTGGATATTGACGAACCAATTTGTGTGATAGACATTGATATTTTGTTGATAAATGACTATGAAAAAATATTTGAGTATCCTGTAAATCCTGGCCAATTTATTGCAATGCCAGGTTGGTGGAGAGATACAATTAAAAGTAACTATGTTATTAATGGTGGATTTTTTAAATACTATCCAAAAGATTGTCGTTATATCTTTGATAAATTTATGTCAAATATACATGGTTGGCAGAGATATTATATAGACAATAAAACCACTGCCGGTCCAGTAAATGGAGAACAATATTTTGTTGAAGATTCTGTTAAAGAAAGATTAGAACTTATTACGTTACCAGAAAGTTGGTTTACACGATGGGTTGTAAATGAAGATATTAATTATGGTAAGGATATGACTAAATGGCAGATTCAAATAACAAATAAATATAGAAAAATAACAGGAAATGATTATATTTATTTGGGTGGTGAATTTCATCCTGATATAAAATTTGTTCATTTTACACACAGAAACAACAAGCCACATGAATGGGAAGATTATAAAAATCATGCATAATTCTGTAGAGAATATAACATGGGAAGAAATTAAATTTATATGGGAAAAATATTTGTGGCCAAATAAAAAATCTGGAGTTAAACCATTTAATAAATGGACATGGAAATATCCGGGTAGATCTTTTGGTTCAAACTATGATATGAATGTATCTCCTGTTTTCTTTGGAATATATGAAGATGATAAACTTGTATCAGTCAACAGTTGTTATATGAGTAATGTTTGGGAAGATTCTATATATTTTAGATCAAGAGGTTTATGGACAGACCCAGAATGTCGTAGAAAGGGATATGCTTCTTTAATATTACTCGAAACTATAAAGTATGCAAAGGAAAATAATGGAACTTGGATATGGACGGTTCCTAGAAAAACTGCATTGCCTGCATATGAAAATGTAGGATTAAAACAATGGTCTAAATGGAAAAATGATTTAGAATATGGTCCAAATTGTATTGCAATAAAACAAATCTTATAAATATATAAAAAAAGGATACTTATATGGCCATACCCACAAGCAAATCAACATTTAAATCGTATTGCCTGAGAGCATTGGGTTCTGGTGTCATCGATATTAACGTATCAGATGATCAGGCAGATGATCGCATTGATGAAGCTCTTCAGTATTTTGCTCAATATCATTATGATGGCATTGAGAAAATGTATCTCAAACATCTAATTACTGAAGCAGATATTGCCCGAGGAAAAACAAATGTATCCACAATTGGAACTGATTCAGTAGATAGTACTATTACTGATACATTTCTAGAAGGTAGTAATTTTATTCCAATGCCTTCTGCTGTTGTGTCAGTGATACAGGTTTGGCCGTTTTCAGGTATAGGTGGTGGTTCTAGCATGTTTGATGTTCGTTACCAGTTGCGCCTTAATGACTTATATGACCTATCCTCTACTTCTATTGTTGAGTATCAGATGGCAATGGGTAATCTAGACCTTTTAGAACATATTCTTGTTGGTGAAAAACCAATTCGATTTAACCAACATCAAAATCGTCTTTACATTGACGGAGATTGGTCAAATGATTTTGTTGCTGGTGAAGATTATATCATTGCAGAATGTTATCGCAAAATAGACCCAGCAACATTCACAGATATTTTTGATGATATTTTCCTAAAAAGATATGCAACTGCTCTTATTAAGCAACAGTGGGGTGCAAACTTATCCAAGTTCAGTGGTATTGCTATGCTTGGTGGTGTTACTATGAATGGTGAAAGTATTTATTCACAAGCACAGGAAGAGATTAATAAGTTGGAAGAACAAATTCAACTTACGTTTGAATTGCCAGTTAATTATATGATAGGGTAATTTATGGCGGTTAATAAACATTTTCATTCGCCTGGACTTGCTGCTGCCACAGCTGACCAACCTCGTGCTTGGCAATGGCGTTCGCACTTGCAAGTGGAGAAATCTTTATATGCTGATTTAGTTGCAGAAGCTATTCATCATAGAGGACATTCTGTATTTTATCTTGATCGTACATTAGTTGCAGAAGACAATGTTTTTGGCGAAGATGCACTATCCAAATTTAATAAGCAAGCTTCCATTGAAATGTATATGGAAGATTCTTCTGGTGGTTATTCTGGCGAACTTGAATTGATGAATAAATTTGGTTTGCAGAACCTTAGTGAAGCAACCTTCGTTGTAAGTAAGAAAAAGTTTCAAGAAAAAACAAAACAAATAGAAATAGAAACGGCAACAGACTTAACATCGTCTGGTTCTATCCAATTAGAATCTGGTACAATTGCAATTTCTAGTAGTGAAGTATTTTATATTTCAAATGAAACTGATGCAACAGATTTGGATAGGCCATTAGAGGGTGATGTAATTTATCATCCAACTTTAAAGAAATTGTTTGAGATTAATTTTGTTGACCACGACGATCCTTTTCATCAATTAGACAGCAATCCAGTATACAAAATGCGTTGTCGTACATTTGATTATAGTTCTGAAGTGTTGGATACAGGTATTAGTGAAATTGATGCAATTGAAGATGCGCTTTCGACTTCAAGTTCTGAATACCAGATTCGTCTTGAAAGTGAATTTACAGTAACAGTTATAACATCAGATAATATATCTCTTACATCAGATACAACTAATGTCACAGCAGATGCAACAATAGCTGACATAGAGTCTTTGAATGTAATTAGTGGTAGTATACTACTTGAAACTGGTAGTAATCAATATATTATAACTGAAGAATATTATATTGGTGATTATGTGAATGACAAAACTGCACAAAATGAATTGTTTGATAAATTAGATGATGCAGTCTTAGATTTTTCAGAATCTAATCCATTTGGTGATGTAGGGAGTTTAAACTAATGACTACAGGTCAAATAATTACAGCTGAACAATCACTATATGCCAACTTGGTTGCAGAAGCAATTCAAATTCATGGCCATGATGTTCATTATATTGATAGAACTATTGTAGCAGAAGATAATGTTCTTGGAGAAGATACACTTTCAAAATTCAGCTCTTCTGCTAAAATTGAAATGTACGTTGAGAATGCTGAAGGTGGTTATTCCGGCGAACTTGAATTGATGAATAAATTTGGATTGCAAAATCTGAGTGATATAACCTTCGTTGTATCAAAAAATAGATTTCAAGAATTAACAAAACAAATTACAATTGAAAGTGGTACGGATACAACAGGTGGTGCTATACTTTTAGAATCTGGAACAATATCAATATCTACATTACAAGGTGAAACATATTACATTCTAAATGAAACTGATGCAACAGATTCAGATAGACCATTAGAAGGCGACTTAATTTATCACCCCATTTTGGAAAAATTGTTTATTGTTAATTTTGTTGATCATGATGCATCTTTTAATCAATTAGATAATAACCCTACATATAAATTACAATGTCGTACATTTGATTATAGTTCTGAAATGTTGGATACGGGCATTAGTGAAATTGATGCAATTGAAGACGCACTTTCAAATGCAAGTTCTGAATACCAGATTAGTCTTGAAAATGCAACAATTGTTGGACAATCATTAACTGTAGATCGAACATCTTATACTCTTGATATAACTAATGTTACTGTAGATGCTGCAACAATTAGTACAGATGATGATCCAGCATCGTTTGGTGGTAGTATACTACTTGAAACTGGTAGTGATGAATATATTATAACTGAAGACTACTATATTGGTGATTATGTAAATGACAAAACTGCGCAAAATGAATTGTTTGATAAATTAGATGATGCAGTCTTGGACTTCGCAGAATCTAATCCATTTGGTGATCCTACATGATTAATAACAATATTATTATAATAAATAACTATAGGAGAATATAGATGGCAAATCAATCACTTGGAATAGGCGGCGCAGCAGACGATGGAACTGGCGATAATCTACGTATAGCTGCTGATAAAATTAATGACAACTTCTTAGAGATTTATACTCTAATTGGAGATGCATCGTCTTTGACGAGTGGTATTAGTGCAACTGCGACAGTCGTGACTTTAACTGCGCCAACAATTACAGGTGTAGTTGCTGGAACGCAAACATCAGCAACAATTACAACTCTAACAGGAACTACTTTTAATGCTGGAACTCTTGCATTAGCTGCTGGTTCTATTACAGATAGTTCTGGTGCAATTTCTTTTGGTAATGAGAATCTAACAACAACAGGGACAATTACTGGTGATGTTACAGGCGATGTTACAGGTGATGTTACAGGTAACGCAGATACCGCAACTACACTCGCGACGGCCAGAACAATTGGTGGAACCTCATTTGATGGTAGTGCTAATATTGCGGTAGGTTTATCGGCAACTTCAACTATATTAGCAACTGCAAGAACTATTGGTGGCGTATCATTTAATGGTTCTGCTAATATTAACTTACCTGGCGTAAATTCTGCTGGTAACCAATCAACTTCTGGTCTTGCTGCAACAGCAACAATACTTGAGACTGCTAGAACAATTGGTGGAACCTCATTTGATGGTAGTGCTAACATTGCTGTCGGACTTGCCGCAACCGCAACAGCACTTGCTACTGCTAGAACTATTGGTGGAACCTCATTTGATGGTACATCAAATATTGCTGTAGGACTTGCTGCAACTGCAACAGCATTAGCAACTGCTAGAACAATTGGTGGTGTATCATTTGATGGTAGTGCTAATATCAATTTGCCCGGTGTAAATGCTGCTGGTAACCAATCAACTTCTGGTCTTGCTGCAACAGCAACAGCATTAGCAACTGCTAGAACTATTGGTGGAACCTCATTTGATGGTACAGCAAATATTGCTGTAGGACTTGCTGCAACTGCTACAGCTCTTGCGACTGCAAGAACTATTGGTGGAACTAGTTTTGATGGCACTGGAAACATTGCAGTTGCTTTGGCATCTGTTGGTACTGCTGTTACAGTAGCAGATGAATCAAGTGATACAACTTGTTTTCCATTATTTGCAACTGCTGCAACAGGTGATTTGCCCCCGAAGAGTGGTTCTAATCTAACTTTTAATGCTAGTAGTGGTTTATTGACTGCAACACTATTTGCTGGTGCGTTAACAGGTAACGTAACTGGTAACGCATCTGGAACTGCTGCTACGGTTACTGGAGCAGCTCAAACAAATATTACTTCAGTAGGAACTCTTACTGCATTACAAGTAGATAATCTTAATATAAATGGTAATACATTAAGTTCAACTGCTGGTACTGACTTGTTAATTACGCCACTTTCTGGACAACAGATTGTTCTTGATGGTGCTATTATCATTGATGCTGGTGTAGTTACTGGTGCAACAAGTATTACATCAACGGCTTTTGTTGGTGATATAACTGGTGATGTTACAGGTAATGCTGATACAGCAACTACACTTGCAACAGCAAGGACTATTGGTGGTACATCATTCAATGGTTCGGCAAATATTGCTGTAGGACTAGCGGCGACGGCAACCGCATTAGCTACAGCAAGAACAATTGGTGGAACATCATTTGATGGTACAGCTAATATCGCAGTTGGTCTTGCTGCAACAGCAACCGCATTAGCTACAGCAAGAACTATTGCTGGTGTAAGTTTTAACGGTACTGCAAATATTACTCTTGCTTCAACAGACTTAACAGACGTTACAGCAACTGCTGTTGAACTTAATATTTTAGATGCAAGTGCTGGTAATACTGCTGTTGCTTCTGATGTTGCATCAAGCGCAGGTGCAGTCACATCAAACAATTTTAAAATTAAACACACTCTTACGTTAGCTGCTACATTAGCTGATGATGCAGAACATGCAGATGTTGTAATTACAAGTGATAAAGTATTAGCTACATCTGTTGTGTTAGCAAATGCAAGTATAGATGTTCATGTAGATGTTCATACAGTAGTAGCTGGGTCATTTAAAGTTCGTATTACTAATAAATCTGGTGCTACATTAGCAGACGACTCTACTATGATTTTGAATTATAGAATAGTATAGGAGAATTTAAATGGCAAATAAATTAGTTGGAATAGGCAACGCAGCAGACGATGGAACTGGAGATACTTTAAGAGTATCTTTCGATAAAATTAATGACAACTTCTTAGAGATTTATACTCTAATTGGAGATGAATCGTCTTTGACGAGTGGTATTAGTGCAACTGCGACATCAGTAACTTTAACTGCGCCAACAATTACAGGTGTAGTTGCTGGAACGCAAACATCTGCTACTATTACAACTTTAACAGGAACTACGTTTAATGCTGGAACTCTTGCATTAGCTGCTGGTTCTATTACAGATAGTTCTGGAACCATTAATTTCGGTAATGATAATCTAACAACAACAGGAAATATTAGTGGTAATGTTACAGGTAACGCAGATACCGCAACAGCACTTGCGACTGCGAGAAATATTGGTGGAACCTCATTTGATGGTAGTGCTAACATTGCTGTAGGACTTGCTACAACTGCCACAACTCTTGCAACTGCTAGAACTATTGGCGGTGTTTCGTTTGACGGTAGTGCCAACATTAATCTACCGGGTGTAAATGCTGCTGGTAACCAATCAACTTCTGGACTTGCTGCAACTGCAACAGCACTTGCGACTTCTAGAACTATTGGCGGTGTTTCGTTTGACGGTAGTGCTAATATAAATCTGCCCGGTGTAAATGCATCTGGTAACCAATCAACTTCTGGACTTGCTGCAACTGCAACAGCACTTGCGACTGCTAGAACTAT